GTTAATTGGCAATAAAAAAAGAGCCGTTAACAGGCTCATCGCAGTAATAGTAATTTTCTTTTTCATTTGTTTCCTCCTTCTTCGCTTTCAGCCGAGAACATTTTGTAGGTTCGATTTGATACACCCAACACACTCCCTAAAAACGCGCCAAAACCAGTAATGATGACAACACAGATATCTGTGTACTGCCAATTGAGCGCTTTACCAACTAACCCCACGAAAGTAGCTAGTGCGGGAATAATTACCAGTGCGAACCATTTTAGTACTTCGAACGTTTTATTATTCATTTTCTTCTCTCCCTAAACAAAGTTTTGATTTGTTGCGTGTGTTCCACCAATTTTTCTGTATGTGTATCTAATCTTTCATCGTGTTTCTTTAGTTCTTCATGAATCATCAATCGATCTGATTTGCTCGATTCTAAATCTTTAGTCAGCAAATCTAAATTGTGGCTTACTTTTGAAAGAGTCTCAGTAATTTTCGAGAAAGATGCAGCAATCGGTCTAATTACTAATAAAATCAAAGAAACGATAGCGGTTATTGATCCTGCTATCATTCCCCATTCCCCTAAATTAATCATGTGACAACTCCTTTACCTTAAATAAAAACGCATCAATTAAGATGCGCTCTTATCTTTATTAATGATTTTATCTGCTTCTTCGTCTGTAATGCATAATGGAACGAAAACCATTACTTGTTCGTTAGTGAAACAGCCCCAGTCATACATTAGTTTGATATCTTCATATGAATACATGTTACTTCCCACCTTGTAATTGTTTTTTGATTTCTTCGATTTCCTTGGTATTTTGTACAGAAGCAAGCATCGTTTTTGAATTCAACTGCGCTAAACTTTCTGACTTTTCTTTCAATAAGACATTTTCTTGCTTGATTGCTACATTGTTTAGCATTGCTTTAGAATTTAGCTGTTTCAATTCATCATTTTCTGCCTTCAGCGTTTCGTATAATGCCTTAATATTAGCCAATTCATCTACGCTATCAACAGCATTCCCTTTTTTCTCTTCTTCAGTAGCTAACTCAACCCACTGTTTTTTATCAAAATCAAATCTTGGTCTCCAGTTAGGAACTGGTGGTTTAATCTCTGTACAGTTTTCAGGGATATTTTCTTGATTGTTCAAAATGATTTGCTCGAATCCGTAAGGCTTGATTGATTTGTAAACTACTTTCATTAGATTTCCTCCCTTAAATTGAATAAGTGATAACAAATGAATAAGCTGATCCATAACTTGAATTTCTTCTCCATTTAATGGCTCCGTCTGCGCCAATAGATAGTTGAGCACTGTTCAAAGTAGAACGGTCTATTGACCCAACCAGTTGTTCAAAACTAATTGGTGTCCGATAGCCTTCTGGAACAGTTAAAATAACCGAATCATTCCCGCCACTACTTTTTCCGTTTAAAGCCACAAAATATATAGAAACTGTTTTTCCTTCACGATAAAGCTTTGCTGTCCCTGTATTACCGTTAGTGACAACCAGATTTACCACTTCATATCTGTTATCATCAGTCGTCAAAACACGTTTATTATTGATTGTTACAGAACCTGAAAAATTCTTATGTCCTGCAATGGCTTGGTCTCCATCTGTCTGCACCAATGCTTCTTTACCATCAATAGCTTCTACATGCGTTTTTAAGTATTTAGCAACTCCGTCTTCTTTTAATTGAACAATATCAGCCATTAAACCGTCCCCACTTTCTCAAATGTAATATTCGCTAATCCATCAAGTTTCACTTTATCGGTTGCTGACATTAAACCTGCTGTCGTAGTTGTAGCATTACCTGGATTTTTCTGTGCTCCAGCTGCAATTCCATCCAACTTAGTTTTATCTGTGGACGACATCAACCCATTTGCTGTAGTTGTAGCTACAGCTGTAGTTGTGGCATTTATTCCAGGATCACCTTTATCTCCCTTTGGTAAAACAAAATTAAATCTAGCTGCAGATGATGTTCCTACATTCGTAACAGAAGCGGTTGAACCACTAGAAACGGTTCCTATGGTAATTGTTGCTGCTTGGCCAGGATCGCCTTTATCTCCCTTCACCGTTGTTGGTTTGCCTTCTATAGCATTCCAATGAGTTTGTGGATAAACCTGTACACCGCTTTGTTTTATTTTTACGATATCTGTCATTTTCTATACCTCCCCGATTTTTTCAAAAGTAAAATTTGGAATTCTTTCGTTTGTGTAATTTTCTGCTTGATTTACAGCTTCTTGGAATTTTTGATCTACATATGACTGATTAACACCACCAGTCCCACTACCACCTGTAGAACTAATTGTTCCATCTTCTGCAATTGATATATTTGCACCTGCTTTTAATATTTTTAGAGATTCTAATTTTCCCTTTAATTCTTCAGAGAAATTGAAGTCTGTTTGCTTAGTTGCAGATAAAACACCTTCTTCAGTAACTTCTAAGAGTTCCCCAACTTTTATACCTCCTAATTGTTCAGGAGTAGCAATCGGCAAAATATATGTTCCACCTTCTCCATTTACGATCTTTTGAAACATTTCAGCAGTAAGAATACCATCGCTTGTCTCGCTTGCATAAGGTAGTTCAGTAATTGCATTCTCTAATCCTAAATCAGCTTTCGTTAAAATGACTGCACCATATTTACCATTAACCGAAAGAACTTTTGATTGTCCTGATATCATTTTTTCTAAGCCTAAAACTGCAGAAACATGTGTAATTGGCATAAATTGACGTTTAACACCAGATTCATCAGTCTCCATCATTCTCTTTACTTTAACCATCAAATCACCCCAACTTTCTCAAGAGTGAAAACATTCTGTTTTGGATCATCAACAGTTGCAATAATCAAAGCTCCTTCTTCAATTGGAAATTCTACTGTTTCAATTTTTTCGACTTCGTGATTATCTGAAAAGAGATCGTCTTGAAGAATATCAGTCACTTCAATTTCACCGTATTCAATCGTGAAAAGTGCTGCTTTCATTTTTTGATACAAATAATTTAGATCGGATAGGAAACGTTCAGAAATCGATTCATGGCGTACACCTTGAAGATCTACACGTGCATCCATTAATTCGGCTAACATTACTCCACCTGGATCGATAGACTTCAAAATATCCTTGATTGATTCAAACCATGACAAATAATCTGATTCTTGTCCTTCTCTCCAATCTTGGAAACTATTCTCCTGTTCTTCTCTCCAGCGATCAAATTCTTCTTTCCTTTCATTCATCCAGTCCGTAAAATCGCCTTTATTTTCATTAATAAAATCTGTCATATCAGCAATTAAATCTTCAATTGATTGCCAATAAGAACCCATTTCTCCTTCTGTTTTTGAAACAGCATTGATGACAAAATAGGAGAAGTCTTGAGTTGTTCCAATCAAGTCTTCTCCTTTAAATATAATGAAATTGGCTGTTTGTCGATGCAAACACTGCATGGAATATTTATCAAAAATATATTTGATTTTCCCTTTTTTAGCATCCACAATTCTTGTTTCTAATTGGACTGGATATTTTCCGCCAACAACTGATTCAAAATATACCTTACATTCTGATAAATCATATGGAAGACCATTTTCGACAATTGTAGCTTCCATAACTTCAGTGTTTTTATTGCCTTGTCGAACTTGAATCATCCCCACGTAATTATAGGGTTCTGTTGTACTTAATATGACATTCCACTTTGCCATTAAATCACCTCCCTATTTTGGTGGTATGACAATGGAAGAAATTGCACTTGCACTATAATACTGGCGATCTAACTTTCCACAAATCATACCTAACTCTGTGTTTTGTTCATAAGTTTGCATACGACCATTAGCTAAGCCTCGGATAACGCCAGTATGTCCATAAGTTCCGTCTGCAAACCATGAACCCACTTGTCCACCTCTTGCCCAATTAATAATTGCACCAACTACTAATTGATCATATCTAGGGTTTTGAATCACTTTCCAACCAACAGCAGACCAATCATAGGCAATACCAATATCAGATGCTGCAGAAGTATTTCCTATCACATGAGTTAAACCATATTTTGTTCCAGCACCCATGCCACAACCACCCAGATATCCTGAATATTCTGCAGACAAGCCATAACACTGACCATTGCCAATTCGTTGTCCAATCAAAGACTCTAAATGTTTTAGTCCTGCTTCTCCAGTAGCTCCTCCTGGTTTTAAATCTTTAAATTTGTTATACCAGTTAACTGCATAATCTTGACGTTCAGGATGTGTCGCTGCCGGACGTTCATAGTTTCGTTCAAAAGCATATGCTGCTTGTCTTGGATCAGTACAGGCCTTAAATCCATCAACCGTCGTAGGTTGTACTACGCCCATCCATTGTCCATTTGTAAATGTCCAAATAAGCAATCGAACTTGTGCATCTAAGCTCGTTATTGGTTCTTTAATACCTGCAGCATTAAATAAGTTTTGAACATAAACTTTTCCATCCCATGTTGCTGGACCAACAAGAGGATATGAAGAACCATCCCACTGAACTAATCCGTATGCTGGTCCACCTATTTGAACAGTATCAGGATCAAAAGTTCCTCCTGTTTCTTGTTGAATGTTCCCCAATATTCCACATGCAGATTGTTTCGTAAATCCGTTATTACACAAAATATCGTA